TAGAATTTATTTTCATAACCTTGTTAGAGGCACCAGCCACTAAAGTAGCCAGAGAGTTGCTTAAATCCCCTACAAAAGTTTTTCCTGTGATTATAGAAAGTTCGGCAATGTTGGGCGCGGTCATGGGCTTTCGTCCTTTTCTTCTATGATCTCTTCCCTATCAACTACCTCAGACAAAAGTAAAGAAGACCCGTTAAAAAGACTTTGGGAAAAAAGTTCTATAAACGCCAATAACATATCAGGCATATCTTCTAGCTTATCCGCTAAATGACTTGTAGCCTCTGCCTGAGTCATGCCTCTTGACACTAAAACGTCTTTTACACCGTCTATAAACGCCACAGAGTCTGTTATAGTGTATTTTCTAGTTACCGTGTATGTTATCATAAACCCTACCCAAAAACTAAGGCCATAGCTATAGCCCTCGTGTTAAACGCAATGGTGCCACTTTGATCCGGTATTGTAACTGTTCTATCTGCTGTGGGATCAGTTACTGTGAGTGTTGTTTCATGAGCATCTGAAGTTGCACCCTCAAAAAGGATGCTATGACCAAGAATAGTAATTCCGACTGTATCTACAGCCGCAAAAAAAATGTTAGACTCTGATTGTATATAGAAGTTTCGATACGGACCTACAACCTGACCTGTTATTTTGACAAACTCTGTCGGGTCTGCTCCGTCAAAAAATATATAGTCCGTAGAGCCAAGATGAACATCGCCTGAAGTGTCCTGCACTACTAAATCTTCCGCCGCTGCGGTGATAAATACAATAGCGGACCCAGACAAGTTCAACAAAGATCCTGTAGAGGCTTGAGTCAGGACTCTGGTTAATGTCGTGCCAGAAGCAGTGTAAACTCCCGTCGATACCTCCCAAGCGTCTCCGTCCTCTATGGTAAATCTTACGGTATCCCCGTTAGAAACTCCTCCATCCGCAAAAGTTTGATAGCCCGTTTCGGCACTGCCTAACGTAATAGTGCCTGTGCCTGTTGTTGAGGTAGCTACCTTGACCCTATTTGCGAGAGTAAGAACCATTACACAACCTTACTCTATCCGGATTACCGCAGAGGTCGCATTTGCCGTTGGAAACACAATTTGAAAATCCCCGCCAGTAGCAACCTTTTGTCCGCCAAAATCTAAAACTAAAACACAGTTCGCAGTGTTTGAACCGCCTCCCGCTGTACTGTTATACAACAAAGCCCCGTAACTGCTTACAGTTACCGCAGTAAACGTTTTTGGTTGAAAGGACGTAAACGATTTATTGCCTGTGTTAGAAGGACTAATGTTTACAAGACTGTTCGTCGTTGTAGAAGCTGCGGGTCCGCCCGAAACGTAACCAGAAGAAGCCGATCCGGAACTTGCAATCTCGTTATTGCCAGCCCCAAACAACGCCGTTGGCGTTGCGTTAGTAAAGGCAGCAGTGTTGTTGTATAACGCAATTTGAAAAGTGTGTTGCGAATTTATGAAGTTGTGCTTGGCTTCCAACAACTCTTTCTTGAAAGTGTCGCACATAAAGTTTCCGCTAAATGCCATGTCATAGTTTCCTTATCAATTCGGCTAACTCTGGGTGCCCTGCGTCCTGAAGTGCGTTCCAAACCGTTGTTCTGTCGCTTAGAATAGCTTGATCCATATACTCGCGTATAACACTTTTAATAGTTTTTTTAAAGGCGTGAACTTGATCCCTTACCGCGGGAATAGCGTTTTCCGAAACATGCACAATTCTATCAACACATCTTTCAGACAATTCTTCCGAAGAAAAACCCCTGCCACTAGTAGTGTGCACATCAACTTGAAAATTAATGTTGCTCATATTCATGTTCTCTGCCTCATAACTCTACCTTCCCAGAACTCATCTATTGTTTGTTTGGCTTCACCCAGCATCTTAACACCAACCAAAGCTTCTTGAAACCGAGAGTTATAGTTTCCCAAAACATCCGCAGAACCCTTCATGTAAATATACGCCTCAATCAAAGAACCGTACAACAAACACATTTCTGCATTTATACTTAGCCATGTAGTACCGTCTTCCGCACCCGCAGTTAGGCTTGTGGGGCGATATAAATAGCTAAGTTGAACTTGGTAAGTCGAGTTGGGTGCAGGACCTACAATAAAGTTATCGTTGTCGAATTGGGAATAGTATCTAGGCTCTCCCCAAGAAATCGCATTAGACGTATCCTGAGAGAACTCTCTAACAAAACCTACGTCCTTATAATAAAGATACTTAATTTCATCAGCAAACGGGTAGTAATACTGTCTATATGTACTTTGGGTTGAAGACTGAGACATATAAGGAAGCATACCAGTTTCTACATAACTAATCACATCAGTAGCCGGAGCATCCCCTGACCCGTACTTATAGTTTATATAGTCAGTCATAAGGGCAGAGTCCCCGGCATTAACGGAGCCATTTCCCGACAGGTCACCTAAAAACCTAGATGCAAAAGGCTGCGCAAGGGCGAGGAACTGAACGTTCCAAGGGCTTCTGTTTAAAGCAGCCTCTAAAATAGCAGAAGAAATAAGATAACCAGAAGAGGTAGGATCAACAACGCCGTTCACTATTGCTCCGTTCGGAAAAGGGTTTGTAGCAGCAGGTAACGGGTTCTGTTTTACAATACTTAAAGAAAAAGGAGCTAGAAAATCTACAGGAATTTCAAGGTATTGGTTTCCCTGTGCAACATTTGTTGTCTGCGTTTTTCGAAACAAATTTAGTTGAACACCTTTGAGTATGCGCTCTTCAGCTTGCCTTATAAAAAGAGGCAGATTAGTAATAAAAGACGCTTCTGAATTTTCAGTATAGTCTTGAATCGCTTGTTTTAAACTTGCAAAAGTAAAGCTCATGGCGTGTTAATCTGACCTCCCATTTGACTGTGATATTGGCAATAATAGAACAATGTTGGTGCACCGACAGCCACGGTAATAGTAGATGTATATGCTAACGTGTTAATTGTCACGCCTGTTGTGTATTCTGAACCGCCAGCATGTGTGCCATCTGAAGTGGTGGAAAAGCGCAACGGATGACTCGTAGCCGCCGACCAGTTAAACACATATGTACTGCCCTCAGAAAGACTTAACGTAGGCTGTCGAACTCCATCAATGTAATACCGATTACCTCCGAGATAGTTCTGAAAGGTGACCGTAAATACCGTAATCTGCGAACTTGAGCCAGTTATCGTGACGGCACCGACAGAACCTGTAGCAACTAGGTTGTTAGGAGGAGATACTCCCGGAATGTTTTGAAAGCCTACTGGATTCCAACCCCATTGTATTGTTCTTTGGTCCGTTAATCCCGTTTCCGGTCTTGGATCTCTTAACGCTTGCGGATCAGGAAATGCTTTAGGCGGAAATAACTGCGGGTGTTTTGGTTCAAACTCATCAGGACCAACTTTCGCACCCGTCCACTCAGTTTTCATCTTGTTCAGGCGATAACGGCGACCTGACCGATCCGATATACCCCAAGCGTTTTTTCCCGCAGCGTAAGGCATTAGACCCTCAGATAACTAAGACTAGGTTGAAGTCTCAAAGCTGTCCGACCCTGATCTTCGTCCGCAGCACGTTGAAACTCTTCGTCGTATATCGATTTTAAAGACGCCATTCTTTCAGGCATTTTCTTCATAGATAAATAGTAAGATAAACCCGCTACCATGCATGGATAAAACCGAAAAGGCATATCCGTGGTGTTTGTTAAAACGTTAACGTCTTCTATTCTTTGAATGTAGTAATATATAAGTTGATCCGTAGAGTTTTCCGGAACAGCCCACAAATTAATTACAGGGGAAATTTGACGGTTTAACCAGTACTGACTGGTCCTGCCTTGAGTTGTTTTATTAGGCAGTGTTGAATAATCACCACGGCTGATCCTTTGAACCTCAAAATCAGTACCGTCCCGGCGAACCACAACATCTAGCAAATCCACAACATCGTCTGTTAGGGTTTCTTGACCCTGACCCTTAGTCAATGTTATCGTACCCTGCTTTACAGTCCATAGGTTTAACCCTCGGTTAGCCCATTCTGCAAACATTATGTTTAGAGACCTACGAGCCGTAATCGTATCGTACCCCGTGCGAATCTCTAGTCCGCATCTCTCAAACGATTCCTCAATAATTTCAGCAACGTCTAGGTTAAACGTTCTGGTTCCCGACTGTCCATAAGTTGTCATATCTCTAACTCATATGTGGTTTCTGGTTTGTCTTTACCATAACCGCGCCACCGTGTCTGTAGCCCATCTTAGCAGCGACTTCCGGAGCCTTCGCCTTTAAAGCTCGTAAGCCCTTTCCCTTGGGTCCTTCAGGTATCTGTTTTTTACCCACAGTTCCACCATCCTGAAATCGATCAGCAGGCATCTTCCTGCGTAACTTCCTTCGGTTTTCATCTTTAATATTATCATACGTGCTACCACCACCATGATAAGTGTTATTACGTTGGTTGACCCCCGTAAGTGCGCCTATTCGCTTTGACCCCACATCTGTACCGTCATCTAACAAGAGAGGCTGCATAGAGTTCTGGCCTCGCGCAAGACTTGGCTCACCAAATAACTCATCCTTAGCTTTTTGCGAAGGGGTTTTAGGGTCTTTTTTTAAATTCCGTGTGACCTTATTTGTGTCTCTAATACGTCTAGCTTTTTCAAGCCTGCTCAATTTCTTTTTTTTATCAGCCGATTTTGCCATATTACTCTTCCTCGTTATAAAGATTATCGAACACTCTATTCACATCCAGTGTATAGTCTAAATCACTTTTTGAATAGTGTATATGTTGTGACGGCC